GTGCGGGAGCGACTGGTCGAGGGCGACACTGATGGCGAGGTTCTGTCCTTCATTGTTGAACGTTATGGCGAATATGTAATTGATCCAGACACTGGACTAAGAGTATATATTCAAAGCTCTGATTAAGGCCTCATTAAACATAAACAATTTATGAATATGCACGTATGTAAATAGAAGGAGGTTAAAAATGGAGTTATCAAGGCTATATTTTGAAAAAAGCTTTACGTCGCCCAGTAGTAAGACAGCTTATTTAAAAGCGTTTAAATGGTTAGCTAAACATATAGTGAGCAAAACTGAAACCGGCGACCCCATGGGGGAAACAACCACGCATATTATAAAAAGCTATGACAATGAGACTGGTTTTCCAGTTTTTACAGTTAAATTATACTGCTCACTTAGTGAAAAAGAGTTTCGAAAAAATTATTGTGACAAGTGTAGAAGCCACCATCGCAACGTATTTCATAATCAGTTTTTCCATTGTGATAAGTGTCAGCTCAAAGCATATTTAACATCAATGGAAAAGAAGTTGGAAGAAAAAGCAGTTTACCGCAAAAAGAAGCTTCATGCCAAATTGAGGTTAAAAAATGAATAGTTATTAGATAATAGGCATGATAGCTTCAGAAAGGAGTTAATCATGCCTATTGTTTATAAAAAATTATATTTAGAGGAAACAGAGGAAGAGTTAATGTCAATGAGTCGCGAGGAAGTAACAGCATCTTTGACAGACCGTGAAAGAGCTTTTTGCGAGCATTATACAAGGAATTTTAATATCACGCTTGCGACAAAACGTGCAGGATATAAACACAGGTCAGCTCACAATGTTGGTTGGAAGATAAGGCAGAAGCCGGAAGTTAATCGCTACATAGCGTGGTTAAAGCTAAAAACTGCTAAACAGTGTCACGTGGAAGCGGTTGATATAGTGGATCAATATATTAGAATTGGTTTTGCCGACATTACCGATTTTGCTACAATTAAGAATGGTAAAGTTCAGTTAGTTGATAGTGATATGATTGATGGACAGCTTGTCACAGAGGTCAAACAGGGACGCGATGGGATCACTATAAAACTCGCTGATAAATTGGCGGCCTTAGACAAGTTAGAACGTTATTTTGACGTTATGCCAAAGGATTGGCGTGAAAAGATAGAAGAGAGAAAGCTTGAAATACTTAAACAAAAAGTCGAGCTCGAAAAGCTTCGCCTTGGTGTAGGCGAGGAGGAAGCAGGCGATGACGGCTTTATTGACGCTTTAAGGGAGTCAGCCGAGGAAGTATGGAACGGGGAGGAATAGTAAATGCTCAAAAAATACAAATTGATAATGGACGACGGTGAAGTTATAACAGCTACAGAAGTTGAAAATGGACTAAAAGTAAAAATAAGAAGCTCAAAACGTGTTAGGCCTGTTACAGCTACTTTAAAGCGAGTTAAAGGTGAAAAAGTGTTTAGATATAATTATGAGTATTGGTATCCAGAACGACCTCCTTGGCAAATAGTTATTAACGAAGGGAGTTAATCCAAAATGCTAAATATATTAAACCTCAAAAGTCTCAGAAGTCACGACATCCGTTGCGATGCTTGTGGTAAACAGTTTAAAATTAAAAAGCTTAAAAGCAAACAATTTAAGAGTGAGAGCTTAAAGTGTAGTTATTTTAACTGTCCTCATTGCAAGGAGATTTATATTGTGAGTGCCGAAAATGACAAGTTAATACAGATGCTTAAGGAAGTTAACAAAGATGATTCAGACTTTTTTCACACGTTTCCACAAGACAAAAAGCTTCAACTATTAAGAATATTAAACAGTAAAAGACAGTTAGTTAGAAGCTATCATGCCGAAATTAAACAAAAAGCAAAAGAAAAGCTTGTTAACAAGGAGCGGTAAATATGGCGACAGCAATAAGCAAAAGTTCTAAATTTAAGTTCGTTCCTTTTAGTAAAAAGCAAAAACAAATACTGACATGGTGGATAGATGATATTTCACCTTATGCAGATAAAGATGCCATAATATGCGATGGAGCAGTCAGGAGTGGAAAAACGCTTCCAATGAGCTTATCCTATGTGATCTGGGCTATGGAGACTACGAATTATGGCAAATACGGTATGGCAGGAAAAACAATAGGAAGTTTTAGAAGGAATGTTCTGTTTTTGCTTAAAATAGTTTTGCGCTTGCGAGGATATAAAGTGATTGACAAAAGAGCCGACAATATGTTAATAGTTCGCAAGGGTGATATTGAAAATTACTTTTATATTTTTGGAGGAAGGGACGAACGATCACAAGATTTAGTTCAAGGCTTTACAAGTTGTGGCTTTTTCTTTGACGAAGTTGCATTAATGCCTGAAAGCTTTGTTAATCAAGCAGTTGCGAGGTGTAGCGAGGACGAAGCAAAGTTATGGTTTAATTGTAACCCGGAAGGACCGTTTCATTGGTTTAAATTAAACTGGGTAGATCATTTGGATGACAAGAATGCTTTTAGAATACATTTTGGATTAGATGACAATCCCAGTTTATCCGAAAAAGTAAAAGCTCGTTATAGACGTATGTTCAGCGGTGTATTTTACGATCGCTTTATCAAAGGACTTTGGGTATTAGCTGAAGGAGTTATTTATTCCATGTTTACCAAAGACATGGTAATAAAGCGAGTTCCTCGTAATGTGAAAATAGTAGAAAAATGGATAGGTATTGACTACGGTCACACTAATGCAACGGCTTTTTTGCTTTGTGGCAGAGGGTCGGATAATAAGTTATACATTTTAGATGAATATTACCATCAAGGAGGCGAGGGAAGCGGAGGGAAATCCCCACGACGATATTCAAACGAGTTTTTTAAGTGGAAGATTAAGAATGGTATAGATGGCAATCCTGTCAGAGTCAAACATACTTTTATCGACCCATCAGCAAAAGGATTTATGCTTCAGCTTCATGAAGACGGGGAAAGGCAAGTCCGTAGAGCTGATAACGAGGTAGTTAGAGGAATTGAGCTTGTAAGCAGTATAATAGACAATGATATGTTTAGAGTGTTAGCGCATTGTAAAAACACTATAAGCGAGCTTGGTTCATATTGTTGGGACGAAAAAGCGCAGGAGCGCGGTATAGATCAACCTATCCCTCAAAACGATCATGCGATGGATGCCTTACGTTATGTTTGCAATGGCACTCGCATGACATGGCAGAAGTTAATTGCAAACAAGGAGCGTTACAAAAAAGTTGCTTAAGGAGGAATAATGATGAGCTTAATAGGATCAAGAGTTATTGGAGTTAATAATAATGCCTGGGATGACGAGGACACTGGTGCAGGTGGGGAAAGCGCAGTTGTAGACCTTGCTTATGCTTCAAAAGTATCAATATTCGGCAATACAAGCGGAGCGACGGATGTTGAGGTTGAAGTGTCAGCTGACGGCAATGACTTTTTTACAGTTAAGACGATATCAGCCTGGAATGGGGATAATCATGACTTTATTGAAACAGCAAGCCGTTACATGCGATTGAAATCCTCTGCCGACATTAAAGCGTCAATAACGATATCTGCTAAAGTGTAGGGAGTGAAAACAAATGGCAAGTTTTATTAGAGAAAATATGGTATGGCCTCCAATGAATATGCTTCGCTGGAAAATGCAAGAGCATTCAAGCTGGTATTCGGGCGATCCTAATGTATTAGCAAATTTTTACGAGCGCATGGCTTCAACTTATTCCCTGAGTGTAGAAGCTCCCTACCATGTTCACAAGGAAAGCTTTTGGGGTAGACAGCTAAAAAACGTAGTTGACATAGGCGTTCACGTTCCCATAGCTGGCGACATAGCTTCAACTTCAGCTGATTTAATATTTAGTGAGCCAGCTCAGCTTAAAATAGCTGAAGCGCATATTAAAAATGCTCCTGACAGCATGGTTAAAACACAAGAACAGTTGGATTATATGATGGACGATATTAACTTCCACCAAAAGCTTTTAGAAGCAGGGGAAACAAGTTCGGCGATGAGCGGTGTATTTATCAAGCTGGCTTGGGACGAGGAACTTTCACCATATCCCATTCCTGTGATTGAGCAAGTTGACACCGCATATCCTATATTTAGATTTGGTATGCTAATTGAAGTTAGTTTTGTTAAACAAATTGACGTAGACGTGTTGAACGAAAGTGATCATGAAAAACCTGCATCACGCGACGTTTTTCGTTTGGTTGAAACATATTACAAAGATGGGTCGATTGGTTATAGGCTTTTTAAAGGGACTCCAGAGCGTATAGGTGTAGAGGTCGACCTTAACTATCTTGATCAAACAAGCGATATCGAAAATATTACAACAGGAATTAAGGACATCCTTGCAGTTTACGTTCCTAACATTTTACCCAACAAAATGGATCGTGGATCCTACATGGGTCGCAGTGACTTTTTGGGTATTGAAGGGCTTATGGATAGTTTAGACGAAACATATAGCAGTTGGCTAAAGGACATTATATTGGGCCAGGGAAGAGTGATGATTCCTGAAAGCTTTTTAAAAAATAAGGAAGGCGGAGGAAGCAAGTTTAACGTTGATCAATTGTTATATGTGGATCTTGATATGGATCCTCTTGTCGAAGGAAACAAAATAACGTTACAGCAGTTTGAAATACGAGCAGAGCAGTTTGAAAAAACGTGCCTTAACTTGCTGGATAGAATAATTAGCTCTGCAGGTTACAGTCCGCAAAGTTTTGGACTTAACATTCATGGTAGAGCTGAAAGCGGGACAGCATTAACAATCAGGGAAAGGAAATCCCTGTCAACCAAAAACAAAAAACAAACGTATTGGGAACCAGCGTTAAAGAAAATCGTTCGGTTAATGTTGCTTGTATATAAAACACAATTACGAGGGAAAGTAGAAGCAGATTTTGAAGTAACAACTCAGTTTAGCGATAGTATAACAAATGACATTAACCAAATAAGCGAAGCAGTTAAAGCAGTTTCAGACGCTTCAGCCGTTTCAACCGAAACTAAAGTTAGATGGCTTCATCCTGACTGGAGTGAGGACGAAGTGCAAGCTGAAACAAAGCGTATATTAGACGAAACAGGGCAGTCCCCGTTAATGGAGCCAGACCAAGTTGGTATTGGTGCTGACGTTGAGGAGGAAGAGGAGGAAGAGGAAACAGAGGATTAACGAATGTCAATATCAGCAGAAATAAGTAGCGTTTTGGCCCAAAGAGTTGGCGATATATATGCAAGTGGTGAAAGTATAATGCTGGAGCGAGTTGCACGGAGGGCGGCCAAGGGCGTGACTGAGCCCGCTTGGACTGAAGCTAAAGCTAAAACTATGACTGCTGACAGAAGGGCCGCTGAGAAGCTTCTGGGTAGCATTGAAAAGGATGCTAAATATGAAATAAGCGAAGCAGTGGAAAAAGCATATAAGTCAGGAGTTATTTCAGCCGAAAAGGATTTTAAGCTTCCTCAAACAGTTATGAGGGATATTGAAGTTCCTGCTAATATACAAAAGTTAGTTTTGGAAAGTGAAAATTTAATTACAAATATGAATTTAAGGGTGTTAAGGGACGTAGATGACAAGTTTAGGATGATACAAGCAAAAGCAAGCGAACTGGCGGTAGCAGGAGTTGAAACACGTCGACAAGCTATGCAACGAATGTTAAACATGATGGCTGATGAAGGTTTAACTGGGTTTGTTGATAAAGCAGGAAGAAAATGGACTGCTTCAGCATATAGCGAAATGGCGACGAGGACAGTAACAGCACGTTCAGCAATTACAGGACATTTAGACAGGCAGGAGCGAGCTAAAAGGGATTTGGTTTTAATATCTGACCATTCGGGCTCCTGCCCATTATGTGCAGAGTTTGCTGGAAGAGTGTTTAGTGTATCGGGTGATGATCCTAAATACCCTTCGCTTGATCACGCTCGCGCAGGCGGGTTATTTCACCCAAATTGCAGACATACGTTAACCGGATATATTCCAGAATTACACGGCGAATACGAGGAACACTTGAGGACATGGGATAAAGAGCATCACAAAGCGGTCTATGAATTCGAGCAACGACAGCGCTATAACGAACGAATGATTAGACACTGGAAAAAGCGTAAAAAGGTAGCTTTGTCGCCTAAGGAAGTTAAAAAGACAAAGAAAGCAGTTAGCAAATGGCAGGCAGAACAACGACAGTTATTGCAAAACTTTCAGAGCGAAATGGAGGAACGTGGACTCCCTGACTTTATTTTACGTCGCAAGTATGAAAGGGAAAGTATTACTAATTTGGTAGGTGAAGCAGGTAGAGTTAAAACAATTAAAGCCAAGCCAGTGAAGCCAAGGAGACCAAGGACTCCCAAGGCACCACCTAAACCACCGCCTAAACCTAAAAATGCAATAAAGCGCATGACTATTGATTTAGAAGATGGACTTCGTCGTGAAAAACCTACTGTTCAAATTGAGTATAAAAACAACGTATTGCGAAAGTTTGAAAACAGTGATCCAAAATACCAACAATTTGTTGACACAATATTTGACGAAAAACATGGCGTGAAAGGATATGAGTATCGCCCAAGATTTCACAAAAGCACTGATGCTTTTTATGATCCTGGTGAAAAAAGATTTTATTTAAGTGCTTTGGATGATATGAAAAATCCTCGTGGAAATTATGTAACGTATTTTCACGAAAAAGGCCATGCCATGGATAATGCCGCTGGCAATATTCTTTGGGAAAATCAAACAGCAAGAAGGCAGTTTTGGGGTAAACAACCAACAGGCAATTATATTAGCAAAAGAAGGGATTTTTATCAAGCAATTGAAGATGATTTTGACAATTTTTTAAGAAGAGTTGTTGACGATCAAAGAACTATTGTGCGCAAAGACATGGAGCGTATTATTGAAGAAGCCGAGGATTTAAGGGACGACTGGGTTAGAAGAGTGACAGCTAAAGGCCACACTATTAGCGAAGCTGACAAAAAAGCTTATGTAAGAAAAGAAATATTCCCAAAGTTAACAAGGGAGCCAGAGTTACGTGACACAGCAAAAGACATGATTAACGAAATAGCAATATCTGAAGGAGGAAATGCCGTGTCAGACATCATGGGCGGTATGACAGATAATAAATTTAGAGCCCACTATGGACATGAAAAAAGCTATTGGACTGATAGAGGTATTGAAGACGCGGTGTCAAAAGAAATGTTTGCACACTTTTCAGCGGCAGTTACTGACCCAAAATCTTATGAAAATATGAAAAAGTTTTTTCCAAATACAGCAAAGGCTTATGACAAGCTTCTTGCGGACTTTATGAAAGTTGTAAAATAATTTTGCAAAACTATTTACAAGCTTTTACAGATGTGTTATAATTAATGTTGTAGTATGGTAATAATAAATAACAAATAATAAATAAGGGAGGAAAGTTAAATGACTATTAACGAAGATAGACTTCCTGATGGAATGTCAATACGGTTTGTAAGAGTAATGAATGAGTATTACAGAAAATTTGAGGATTATTTCCCTACAGAGCATTTTATGACAGCAAGTGAAAGTGACATGATTGATAAAATGCGCGAATGTATAAAGCAAAACAAGCAAGCTAAAGAAGTTTACCCGGAAATAGCAGACAAAGAAAAGCTATATTAGTGCTAAGATGAGCTCGATAAGGGCTCATTTTTTATATATAAGACCAAACATGAAGTCTATAAAAGCTTTGAATTTAGGCACTCATGCCGTTAAAATGTGCGAAGGAGGATCAACTTAAATGCCTGATTTTAAGGAAATTCAAGAAAAACATGGCGAGCAGTTGCAGGATGTAGAAGGGATTGACCAGCAGTTTGAAACAATTAGTTCCAAATTGGGCGAGCTCGGTTATGATGTAATAATCAACGACAAGGAAAAAGCTGAGTTTGTCCCGTCAAGCCGGCTTGGCGAAGTTGTTAGTCAGCGTGACCAATTTAAAAATCAAGTGGACGAGCTTAACAACCAGTTAGAAGAGTTGAAAAAAGGTGCAAGTGGTAATGAAGAATTGGAAAATAAAATACAATCGCTAATTGACGAAAATAGTGAGTTAAGTAGCAAAGTTCAGCAGACTCAAGTTGATGCTGAAATACTTACGAAAGCCAGGGATGCGATTGATCCCAAGGACGTTTTACTTTTTGTTAATAAAGACAAAATAAAGGTGGATTCTAAAGGAAACATTAAAGGGATTGACGAGGAAATTGACAGAATCCGTCAAGAAAAGCCACATTTATTTGGAAGTAAAGGAAAAGGTGGAACGGACAGGGATAGTGAGAAAAACAATGATGGATTTAATATGAATGCCCTGATACGAAGGGCCGCAGGAAGATCATAATATAACGACGAGGAGGAAAAAAGATGCCTTTTAACCAAAGAATTGACCGTTCTGGTGCCCAGGCGCTTATGCCTGAAGACGTAACAAGGGAAATTGTTAAACACGTTCCGGAAAGATCTGTAGTTATGCAAATGGCTACAAAAGCTTCAAATATGAGCAGGAAACAAAGGCGAGTTCCAGTATTAAGCACGTTTCCAATGAGTTATTTTGTTAATGGGGATATGGGACTTAAGAAAACTACTCAGGTTGAATGGGAAAACAAGTATTTTGATGCTGAAGAAATTGCTTGTATAGTTCCTATTCCTGAAGCAGTTTTGGACGATGCCGATTATGATATTTGGGGAGAAATTCGCCCACTTATCGAGGAAAGTTTGGGGCTAACATTTGACAGAGCAGTTTTGTTTGGCGAAAATTCTCCTGCTCCCTGGCCTACTGATATATTAACCGCCGCAGGAAATGCAGGAAATTCCGTAGCTTTAGGAGCGATAGGGGATATTTACGACGATCTGCTCAGCCCCGGTGGTGTAATTGCGCTTGTAGAGCAAGACGGTTTTATGGCTAACGGTCACGTTGCAGATATGAGCATGAGAGCTCGATATAGGGGATTAAGGGATTTGGATGGAAATCCTATATTCAAAACTTCTGTCCAAGGAAACACGAGTTACGAATTGGATGGAGCGCCCTGCTATTTCCCTGAAAATGGATCTATGGATGTCACTCAAGCTTTACAGTTCAGCGGTAATTGGAGCAAAGTTGTTTATACAATGAGACAGGATATTACCTACAAAATATTGGATCAAGCAGTAATTCAGGATGCTTCTGGAAATATTGTTTACAATTTGGCTCAGCAGGATATGGTCGCCCTACGTGTTGTGATGAGACTGGCATGGCAGGTTCCAAATCCAATTAACCGTTTACAGCCGGATGAAGCTAACCGGTATCCTATTGCAGTTCTAACTCCTTAAGCGAGGTGAGTAAATTGTCTACACTATATCCAAAAATACCATCGCTTATGGGCCCTTTGGTGCAGTTAGTTCAAACGGAAATTCCACGGGAGTTCGGTATGCTTATGACTCCCGTGTATTTCCAACTTGGGGACCCAAAAGCCAAAAATACTAACGAAATACTGGGAAAAGTTCCCCTTAATACGGTGGAAAAAGAAGTTAAAACTTTTGATGCTCAGTCAGACTTTCCGAGAGCTTTAAGAATTAAAGGTAATGCAGGAAGCATGGCTGGTGAAGTAAAAATTGTTGGTGAAAATGTTGCTGGTGAAGTGATGGAGGAAATATTTACAGTTGATGAAGACAACATTGTTGAAGGTGCAAGATGTTTTGCAAAAGTAACAAGTATCACGCTTCCTAACGAAACGAATGCGGCCACTCAACAGTCAACGACTATCAGCGTGACAAATGAAGCTACAGGCAGTGGCGATTTAACAGCACCTGCCAGTTATGGTTATGGAATCATTGCGGTTGGAGCTACTGAAAATGATGATAGTCGGTCCCCTGCGTCATCATATGGCAGCAAATTGAATGTAACGGCCCCCGGCGGAACTAACATTGGCGGACCGTTTGATAATGAAGACATTATGTCTGCCATGATCGGAAATGACGCCGGGTTTATGGCGGG